GTCGCGCCCCAATATCTCCCCCCGAAACGCGCCGGTCGGCCCGGATTCCCCCGTGGAATTGGTCGCCCCTCGGCTAGAAACGCCGAGACCCTCCGACGTCGTCGGCTCCTATGGTTCGGAGGCCGCGGGCTGGATCGGCCGCTACCTCCACGACGAGCTCCGGCCGTGGCAACGCTACGCGCTGGAGCGCATCCTCGAACATCGCGCCGACGGTTCGCTCCGCTGGCGCCGAGTCATCCTCACGGTCTCGCGCCAGTCCGGGAAATCGGTGCTCTCGCGCGGGCTCTGCGGCTGGCGGGTCGGCGCGGCCGACCTCTTCGGAGAGCCCCAAGAGGTGCTCCACGTTGCCAACCTCCGCTCAACCGCGGCGCGTATCTGGGCGCCGGCGGCGCGCCTCCTCGAATCTCAGATAGGCGCGAACGTCCGCCGCGCCAACGGCCAGGAGGCGGTCGAGCTCGGAGATGGGTCGGCCTGGCGGCTCGCCGCCTCCACGCTCGACGGCGGCGTCGGCTCGTCGGTCTCGCTCGCCTTCGTTGACGAGGCCTGGCGCGTCTCGCGCGAGGTGGTCGATGGCTCGATAGCCCCGACGATGCTGGAGCGCTCCTCGCCGCAACTGATTCTGGTCTCGACCGCCGGCGACGGCGGCTCGCGGCTCCTGCTCGAAGATCGCGACGCCGCTATCGCGCAGTTGGCCGACCCGGAGGCGGCGCGCATCCTGCTGCTCGAATGGTCGGCGCCGCCGGAGGCCTACCCGGACGACCGCGAGGCCTGGCGTCAGGCCTCGCCGCATTGGACGCCGGGGCGGCTGGAGGCGCTGGAGCACGCCTACGCGACGAGCTCGGAGGCCGACTGGCGCCGCCAGTACCTGAACCAATGGGTGCTCGCGGCGCGCTCCTGGATCGCGGCCGCACAGTGGTCGGACGCAACCGACCCGGCGCTGACGATGCCCGCCGGGCTCGGCGGCACGGTCGCAATCAACGACCAGGAAGGCGCCCCCGGCGCTTGCGGCTATGTCCATGCGCTCCTCGACGGCGACCGCGTCCTCGTCTCCGGCCGCGCCTTCCCTTCGCGGCGGGCTCTCTGGGCGGCGCTGGAGGAGCTCGGGCGGGCCCACCGCGCCGCCGAGCTCCTCTATCCGGTCTCGTTCGAGAAACACGTTGCCCGCCTGCCGTTCCGCCGGCCGGTCAAGGTCGGAACCCTCGAACAGCGCGCCGGTTACGGGCCGACGCTCGCCGCCATCGTTGACGGCCGCCTCGCCCACGACGGCGATGCCGAGCTCACCCGGCAGATGCTCACGGCAACCCCGGCGACCGTGCCCGACGTCGGGACGACGCTCTCGGCGCGCCGCTCGCCGGGCCCGATCTATCTCGCCCGGGCGGCGGTTTGGGCGGTCGGCGCCGAGCTCCGGCCCGAACAGCGTCCCTCCGCCCGGATCGGCGGCGCATGACTAGCGCTTTGATGTAGGGCGGCCGGACGGCGCCGCGTCGATCATCGGCGGCGTGAGGCTCACGATCAAGCTGGCCGACGTTCTCCTGGCGATCATCGCGGCCGGCGTCATCCTCGCCACCTTCGCCGGTTGGAACGCGTTGTAGTGGGCGCGCTCGCATGGCTCGGCGTCCGCGCCGCCCGCGACCAGGTCATCCCGACCGGCTCGCGCGGACAACAGATGGCCGCGCGTATCCCGATGGTTCGCTCCGGCACCACCCTGGAGCTCGCGGAGCTCTCCTGGATCGCGGAGAGCGTCTCGCGCGAACAGGCGCTCTCGATTGCCTCGGTCTCCGCCGCGCGTAACCTCGTCGTCGGGACGGTCATCCAGCTAGGCCTCTACCGCTACCGCGGCGACGAGCGTCTCGACCCGGACTATCTGACGACCAAGCCCGACCCTTCGACCACCATCCCGACGACGCTCGGCGGGACGGTCGATGACCTGCTCTTTCGCGGCCGCGCCTACTGGCGCGTCCTCGAGCGCGACTCCGAAGGGTTTCCGCGCCGGGCCCGCTGGACGCCGGTAACCGACGTCACGCCGGAGGCGGAATCCAGCGGCGGCGCCTACGCCGTCTTGACCGGCTACCGGATCGCCGGCGTCGGCACCGTCGCGGTCGAGGACGTGATCCGTTTCGATTCGCCTCTCCCGGGCATCCTCGATATCGGCGGCGTCGTGCTCGCCGGCGCGCTCGAATTGGAGGCCGCGGCGCGCCGCTTCGCCAACGTCGAGCTCCCGACCGGCGTCATCACAAACGAGAGCGGCGAGAACCTCTCCAGCGACGAAATCAACGACGCCGCCCGCCAATTCGAGCTCCAGCGGCGCACCTACGGGACGGCCGCCCTCCAGGGCTGGAAGTACGAGCGCTCCGACCTGAACGCGGCCGACTTGCAACTGATCGAGGCGCGCGCGAACGTCGCGACCGACGTCGCCCGCCTCTTCAACGTCCCGGTTGCGATGATCGGCGCCTCACCGTCGGGGAACGCCTCCGCCCTCCTCTACTCGAACCTTTCGCAACAGTTGGCGATTCTCGTCTCGACCTCCTGCGCGCCGCATTTGCGGGTGATCGAGGACACGCTCTCCGACGTCTATCCGCGCGGCACCTCGGTCGCCTTCGACGTCCAGACCTTCCTACGTTCCGACCCGCAAGCGGCGGCCGAATATGCAACGTCGCTCCTGACGGCGGGCGTCATCGATGCCGGCGAGGCGCGCGCCCTGCTCGGCATCCCGGCCGTCGGCGCGACCTCCGGCGACCTCACCCCCGGAAAGGTGGCCTAAATGCAAATCCTTCGCTTCGAGCTCGACGTGACCGGCGCCGACTTGCGCTCCCGCACCATCGAAGGCGTCGCGATGCCCTACGGCGAGGTTGGCGTCATCTCGGGCCGCCGCTACCGCTTCGCCGCCGGTTCGCTCGCGCTCGCCCGGTCGCGGCCGCCGCTTCTGGTCGATCACGACCGCGGCCGCCCGGTCGGTGTGCTCGATGAGCTCGTCTCCGACGACGCGCGCGCGCTCGCCCGCTTCACCATCGACACGACCGACGACGGCGACACCGCCCTCGTTCAGGCGGCCTCCGGCTCGCGCGGGTCGCTGTCGGTCGGTACCGAGCTCATCGAGGCGACCGAGGACGCCGACGGCGTCATCGACGTGACGCGGGCGCTCATCCATGAGGTGTCACTCCTCGCGCTCGGCGCTTTCGTTGGCGCGACCGTTACGCGCGTCGCCGCCGAGTCGGACAGCGACGAGACCGGAGACGAGCCCGGCGAGAGCGCCGAGCCCGAGGAGGACGACGACCAGGAGACCGACGACCAGGAGGCCGAGGAGGGCACCGATCAGACCGAGCTCGACAAACAGGAGGGAACCGAAATGTCCGAAGCGTCCGAGTCGCGCGTCATCCTCGCGACCGCTGACCGTGACCGTCCCGAGCTCCTCGCCGGGGAGCTCGTCGTACTGCTCGTCCGCGCCCAGCGCGGCGAGACCGAGGCGCGCCGCATGATCGAGGCGGCGCTGACCGAGTCGATTTCGACCGACGTCTCCGGCCTCCTGCCGCCGCAGTACGAGCGGACGGTGATCGGCGGCAAGGACGTCAACCGGCCGCTCTATACGGCGTTCCGGTCGCGTCCCCTGCCCGGCGTCGGCCTCCTCGTTTCCAAACCGAAATGGACGACGCCGCCAAACGGCGCTTGGGCGACCACGGTCGATGACGACGCGACGACCTCGAAAATCGTGATCGGCGCCCAGACCGCGGACGTGATCCGGTGGGATTGGGCGGGCGCGTTCCCCTGGGTCGTCGTCCAGCGCTCCGATCCGTCGATCATTGATGAGGCGTTTTCGGAGGCCGTGCAGGACTTCTATCTCGACGTCGAGGCGAAGGTCTACGGCGAGCTCTCCGCGGCCGCGCCCGGCGTCGCGACGACGCTCGGCGCCGCCATCGCGGAGTTCTACGTCGCAACCGGCAATCAGCGCTCACCCGAGGTGATCGTCATGGCCCCGGACGTCTGGGGCGCCTTCGCGGACGCCGGCGCCTTGAACGTGGCGCTCGCCCAGGGCGGCGTCTCTGGCGGCGACCTCTCGACCTCGTTCGCCGGCATCCCGGCCGTCACCTCCGGCACGCTCGCCGCCGGCGAGGTGATCTTGGCGACCCGCCGCGCCGTCGATGCCCGGGTAACCGAGCCGGTACGCCTGACCGCCAACGCCATCGGCGCGCTGAACGTCGAGCTCGCCGTCGTCGGGGAGGGCCTCTTCGACACCGACTACCCGGCCGAGCTTTTGAAGTTCGCGGCCGTGACGCCGGTCGTCGCGGCGAGCTCGGGCCGTCGGAGCTCGTAGTTGGCCGACTGGATCACGCCGGAGGACGTCGCCGCCTATCTCGACATTGTCGGGGAGCCCGACGATAACCTCTCTCTCTCGACCGCCGGCTGGAGAGCGGCGGTCGAGAGGCGGCATCCTGACTACTTCGATGACGCCGACCCGCCGGTTTACTTCCCGCCCGACGACATTCGGCTCGGGACGATCCGCGCCGCCGGGCTCACCTACCAATCCCGAAACGCGCCCTCGGGGTTTTCCGGCTACGGCGACGACACGATGCTATTCGACACGCTCGGCGCCCAACGCGCCGAAATCATGCGGCAGTTGCGCTGGCGCAAACCGGAGCTCGCGTGAGCGCGACCCGCTCCTCGGTCGCCTCGCACGCGCTCGATGCGCTCGTCGCGCTCCTAAACGACGCCGGTATCGAGGCGACCCGCGACCCGGGCGCGTTCTACCCTCAGCCGGTCGGCGTGCTCGTCGGCCTGCCGACGCTCGACCATCGCGGCGTCTCAACGCGGACGTTCGTCATCCCGGTGCTCGTCGTCTCCGGCGACCCGTTCAACACCGAGCAGGCGGTTGACCGGGCGTTGGCGCTCGCGGACGACGTCGCGCTCGCAACCCAGACAGACAACTACCGGCCGAGCTCCTACCGCGGCGGCGTCAACGCCGAGCCTCTTCCCTGCTTCGAGCTCTCCGTCGTCGTCACAACCCCCGAGGAGGTACCCGCACCATGAGCACGACGTTTTTTGACTCGCGTCTCGGGCCCGGCACGCTGACACTCGGCGCGACCGAGTTCGGCTATCAGGCCTCGGCCGTCCGGCTCACCCCGAGCGTTGACTCCTCGGACGGTACGCCGACGCTCGCCGTTCCCGCGCCGCCGCCCGAGAGCTCGGTCTCCTGGGCGCTGAACATCGATGCCATTCAGGATTTCGAGAATCCGGCCGGCCTCGTCAACTACCTGATGGATAACGCGCTTTCCACGGTCGCGTTTACCTGGGTACCGAACACCGACGACGGCGGCGCCAGCTTCGCCGGCGAGGTGCAGATCGTCCCGATGGAGGTCGGCGGAGACGTCGCCGTCCAGGTCGTCACCTCGGTCGAGCTCCCGGTCGTCGGGGAACCGACCCGCACCGACGCCGCCCCGCTCGCCCGCTCGTCGTCCAAGGCGGCCTCCGCGCCGGCGGCATGATCCGCTTCAGCGGAACGGTGATCTATACCGACGGGCGCCGCGAACCGTTCGAGACGGGGCTCCGCGGCGCCCGCGCCTGGGAGCTCTACGCGGGCCGTCACAGCCTGCCGTTGAACGCGAGCCCGGAGTCGCTCGAACGGTTCCCGGTCTACACCTGGGAGCTCGTCGTCGCCCATGCCGCGTTACGGGTCGCGAACGGTTTCGACGTCTGGGTCGAGACCGTCGAGGACATAGACGAATGGAACGCCGTTGACGTCCCCCCTACCCCGCCGGCTCCGTCGCCCGAACCATGATCGAGCTCGCGGTCTCGACCGGCTGGAGTCTGGAGGCGCTGTACGAGCTCGGCGAGGACGAGCTCGCGACGTTCGTCGCCGTCGTCGCGGAGGCCGGGGCGCGGAGGCGGCATGGCTAGGGGCGAGCTCCGCGTCGAGGTCGATGGGCTCATGGAAACCCTGAAAGCGGTGCAGGACGTCGAGGCGGCGCTCCGCCCGGCCGTCAACGGCGAGCTCCGCGACGCGGCGGGACGCTCCGCCGAGGAGCTCGCCCGCGAGCTCGTCTCGTCCGCCTCCTCCTCCGGCGTCCCGGTCGCGCCCTTGGTCGCCCGCTCGATCCGGGTCAAGCGCGACCGGCTCCCGGTCGTCTCGATTGGCGGGCCGATGCGGGTCGGCTCCCACGGCGGCACGGCCTCCGATCTTGTCTGGGGCTCCGAGCAGGGCCCGAAGGGCGAGATAAACCATTTCGCCGTCCCGCCCTCGTCGGGCTACTGGATCGCGCCGGCGGTCGAGCGCTACGGCGCCAAGGCGCTCGACAACTTCCGCCGCGCCGTTCTCGAAATCTTCAAACGCTACGGGCTCGCCTAGATGCCCGGCCCGGGAAACATTCTGATCAAGGTCGGCGCCGACGCCGGCCAGGCGATTCGGGAGCTCTCGACCCTCGACAAGTCTCTCGGCTCGACCATGAGCACCTCCGACAAATGGAGTGCGGGCCTCCAGAAAGCGGCGCTCCCGGCGGCGGCGGCGCTCGGCGCGATTGCCGTCGCCTCGGTCAAGGCGGCCAAGGCGGCCGCCGAGGACGCGGCCGGGAAAGAACAGTTGATGGGCGTTCTCGAACGGACGACCGGCGCGACCGAGGACGCGGCCGCGGCGACCGATGACTGGATCGAGAAACTGACGCTCGCGACCGGCGTCTCCGACGACGAGCTCCGCCCGGCGCTCGGACGGCTCGCCGCCTCGACCGGCGACGTGCACAAAGCCCAGGAGGCGTTGAAGGTTGCGATGGACGTCTCCGCCGCGACCGGGAAACCGCTCGCGGCCGTCGCGGCGGCGATTGGCAAAGGGTTCGACGGCTCGACGGGCGGCCTGGCCCGGCTCGGCGTCGGCCTCGACCAGGCGACCCTGAAAACGAAGGATATGACGCTGATCATGGGGAAGCTGTCCGATATGACCGGCGGCGCGGTGGCCGACCACGCCGCGACCGCCGCCGGGCAATACGAGATTTTCACGAACCAGATGCACGAATTGGAGGAGTCGCTCGGCTCCGCCCTGCTCCCGGTGATCCAGTCGCTGTTGCCGCTCCTTAACAGCTTCGCGGCCTTCGCCTCCGAGAACACGACCGCGATAAAGATTCTCGTTGTCGCGGTTGCGGCGCTCTCGGCCGGGATTCTCGTCGCCAATGCCGCGATGAAGGCCTACGCCGCCGGCCAAGCAATCGTCAAGGCCGCGACCACGGCCTGGACGGTCGCACAGTGGCTTTTGAATACGGCGCTGGAGGCGAACCCCATCGGGCTGATCATCGTCGCGCTGGCCGCGCTCGGCGTCGCGCTCGTCGTCGCCTACAAAAAGTCTGAGACGTTCCGGGACATCGTCCAGGCCGCGTTGCAAGCGGTCATGGCGGCCGTTCGCGCGGTCGGCTCGGCGTTCTCGACGGCGCTCTCGGCCGCCTCGGCCGCGTTTGGCTGGATCACCGACCATTGGAAGGTCGCGTTGTTTGCCTTCGGCCCGATCGGCGCCGCGATCTTCGTCATCGTGGACAACTTCCAAACGTTGAAAAACGTGGCGCTCGGCGTGCTCGGCGCGATCCAGTCGGCTATCGCCGCGGTCGCCGGCGCGATCCAGTCGGTTATCGGCGCGGTCGAGGCGCTGATCGGCGCCCTCTCGCGTATCCACGTTCCGCATATCTCGATCCCCAACCCGTTCGGCATGCCGCCGCCCGGCCTTCCTGCCGCCTACGCCTACGGCGTCGGCGCGCGCACCTTCGGCGGCGGCGAGGGGCGGGCGACGACCCGCGCCGGCGGCCTGACCGTCAACGTTTACGGCGCCGTCGATCCCGAGGGAACCGCCCGGGCGATCCGCCGCATCCTTTCGAGCTCCGACCGAAGAGGAGGACGCTAGATGGCCCGGCTACCGACTCCCGGCGGCGACATTGACGCCTGGGCGACGATCCTCAACGACTATCTGAGCGTTGCCCACAACGCCGACGGCTCCCCGAAAATCCCCTATGGGACGTCGCTCCCGGCCGCGCCGGTTGACGGCCAAGAGGCGATCCTGGTCGATTCGCTCACGAACCCCTCGTATACCTGGCGGTTCCGCTATCACGCCGGCTCGACCTCCGGCTTTAAATGGGAGTTCGTCGGCGGCGCTCCGCTCCTCGGGTGGTCGTCGGGCAACGTCACGAACGGCGGCACCCTCAATGCCTGGCTAAACGTCGTCGCCGCGACACTCAACGTTCCGCGCTCCGGCGACTACCGCATCGCCGGGAGCGGCACCGTCACCCATCCGACCGCCGGAGCGTCGAGCTACCTCGGCATCTACGTCGGTTCGACCGCGAACGTTCCGGGCTACGCGCAATTCGGCTTTCCGGTCGCGGGCGGCTATGCGGGGACGATTTCCGTTCCGCGCCTGCGCGTGAATGGCATCCAGGCAGGCCAGCCCGTCGGCCTCGCGGGAATGTCGAACCTGGCAAACGGCAACTTCTCCTCGCACGGTTGGGAAATCCTCCCGATCCGGGTTAGCTAGATGCGCGCCTACGGCGACGACCTTTACGGCGGCGGCACCTACGGCGATACGAAACTCGAGCTCTCCTCGATCACCTTGGACGGTGTCGCGCTCGACCTTCACGGCGTGCTCGCGGACGTGACGATCCGCCACGGCCGCGTTGGCGTTTATGACACGGCCTCGCCTTCGACCGCCCAATTGGTTCTGCTCGGCGTCGATCAGGCGTTTACGCGCGCCTTCGAGCTCGGGGAGCTCCTCGTCGTCAACGCGAGCGACGGCTACATCGTCGCGCCGCGCTTCACGGGCCGCCTGACCGACGGCAGTTTGGTCGAGAACGAATTGACGGCGATAGCGGTCGGCAATCTCCGCGTCCTCTCCGGCTACACCGTCGGGACGACCGACTGGCCGGAGGAGAAATGGTCGCAACGCGTCACCCGCGCTTTTGGCGACGCCGGGCTCGCCTCCTCGCTCGTCCTCCAGATGGGCGCCTTCGACCCGCTCCTGGTCGCCCGGCCGGCGGCGACCAACGACCCGGTTGCGCTCGGCTCCTACCTCGATGAGCTCGCCGGAATGGTCGAGGCCGCCGTTGCCGACCTTCCCGATGGCCGGATTCTCGTCCAGGAGGTCGGCTCGCGCGCGCTCGCCTCGGTGTTCGCGCTCGACCCGGGCGAGGTAGTCCGGCCGCCGGAATGGACGATCCAGCTACCCGGGGCGAACGTCGTGACCGTCACCTACGGCGACCCGGACGCCTCGGCGGAGCTCACCGTCGAGGACGCGGCGAGCGTCGCCGCCTACGGGCCGATTGCCGTCCGCATCGACACGACCCTAAAGACCTCGGCCGATGCGAGCACGGTCGGCACGACGCGCCTTGCCCGCAACGCCTACGGCCACTGGAACATCGCCGGGGCGGAGCTCCTCGCCGGCCGCCGCTTCGCCATCGGGACGCCGCTCGCCTTGACGATGCTCCCGGCCGCCTCGCCGTTCGATCCCTGGCAACCGATTCTGGAGGGCTGGACGGATCACGTTTTCTCCGACGGTGAGGAGCTCGACTGGACGATGGATTTGGCGCTCTCCGATCCGCTTCTCTCCGGCCTCACCGTCCCCTGGAACGCGCTCCCGGCCGCCATCACTTGGGCGAGCGTCGATCCGGCGCTCTCCTGGCGCGAGGCGCTCACCCTCTCCGACTTCGCCTAGGAGGCCTCCCGATGCCGAACACTCCCAACGGCCTGCCCTACCCGCTCGCAAGCGACCCGGTAACGCAGGGCGCCGCCGCCATCGAGGCGTTGGCGCGCGCGACCGATACGGCGCTCGTCGCCCAGAATCCGGGCTATCGGATCGAGGCGGGACGCGGCGCATTCGTGAACGGGAGCACGGTCGTCACCTTCGCCAAGCCGTTCTCGGGCATCCCGTCGGTCGTGATCACGGCCGAAGGCTCGACCGGCAACGCGGCCGCGATCCAGATCGGGGCGCCGACCGCGACCGGCTTTACGATGTGGAACGGCACCGGCAACAACGCCTTTCCCATTTCCTGGATCGCGGTCGGCCACTGAAAAATGTGGGGCGCCCTGACCAACGTCGCCGGCGGCGTGCTCGCGCTGATCGTCGTCGGCCTGCTCCGCGTCGTCTGGAAGCTGTCCGAGCGGGTCGCGCGGCTGGAGGGCGAGCTCGACAATCCGACCAAGCGCGAGCGGCGCGGCTGACGAGCGATTGAATAACTACCGTCACCGAACACCTTGCACGCCGCAACGGTCTCGTTTAGAGTCTGACGCTTCGCTCGACCAGGGGTCATCCGACGATTTGCGGCGGAAAGGTTTCGGAAGGTGTCAACCATGACCTTCGACGGACGCGGAGACCGTTCCCCGGATGCGCTACCCTGCCGGCTCAAAATAAAGAGCCCGGTCGCAAGCAACCGGGCCCCGGCACAGGAGGTAGGGCTCCCATGCGTCACGAATCTTTGCACGCGCGCGCGCGAATCGCTCGCGCAACTACGAGCACGTTGGGACGATCCGATGCGTGATCGTCGCCACGCCGACGCGCTCGCCTATCGCGAGGTGGAGGCCTGGCTCGTTTGGCTCGACCTCGAAGGGAAGGCGGCGCGCACGCTGTACGCCTACGAGCGGATGCTCGCGCCGCTCCTGCGGGCCCACCCGGGAAAGAGCGTCTCCGAGTTCACGGCCGACGACGTCAACGCGGAGCTCCGCCGTATCCCGGCCCGTTCCCGCTATATCTCGCGCTCGATCTACAACACGTTCTTCGACTGGCTCCTCTTCGATGACCGGATCACGGTCTCACCGATGCGGAAGGTGCCGAAGATGACGGCCGGCCACCAACGCCGGCGCGACATTTTCAGCGCCGAGGAGGTGGCGCTCTTGGTCGGCCTGCCGATTCCCGACGGGTCGCTCTTTCAACTGCTCTTTGGGACGGGGATGCGGCGGGCCGAGGCGCGCAACCTCCGCCGCTCCCATATCGACCTCGGCCGCGGACGGCTGATGGTCTACAACGGCAAAGGCTCGAAAGACCGGGTTGTCCCGCTGAACGCGGAGACGATGGCGGCCGTGGCCGACCTCGACCTCTTCGAGCGGATCGAGCCCGACGACTACCTCTGGCATTTGAAGCGCTACCCGGTCGGAGACCGCCGCCGCCGCGCGAACATCATGGGCAATTCGACCTTTGATCGTTGGTACCGCGACCAGATCGCGGCCGCCGGCGTCCGCTGTCTGAACCCACACCAAACCCGCCACACCTACCACCAATGGCTCCGCGACGGCGGCCTCGACCTCGAAGAGAGGCAACTGCTCATGGGGCACGAATCGCCCGAAACGACCGTCCGCCAATACGGCCGCATCGACTTCGAGGAGGTCGCGCGCAAGGTGGCCCAGCTATGAGGACGCCGCGCGCACAGTGGGCCCGCGCGACCGACTTCGCGGAGGTCGCGGAGGCGCTCGGCATCGCCACCGACCACCTGATGGCAAGGCTCGATGATCCGAGCGGCGTCGTCACGGCCATGTATTCCACGCACGTTGACGACGAGGCGGCCGCCGTTCGGATTGCCGCTCTCACCCGCGACCCGGACGGCATCCTCCGCGTCCGCTCCGACCGTGACACCGGCTTTACGGTTGGCGACTATCTGCCGCCGAAACTATGAAAAGATCGGCCCCGGGCGGCGTCTCGTAGATGCGCTGGCTCCGGGGCCGGTACCCCATCCGATTTGGCTTAGAAAGGGGAGTAAGAGACCCAAAATGGCACTAAAGGCGTTTTCAGCCAGTTTGGCTGATTCCCAGGAATCGGCCACTTCGTCATCGCTCGCCCTCCGGCTCGCGCACAAAGCGTACCGCCGCCGCCGGCGAGCTCGTCTCCTCGCCGCGTGCTCGGGCGACGCCGCCCAGGCGGCGGCCGTGCTCCGCCTGATCCGCACCGGCAAAAACCTGGAGGTAGGTATCCGATGAGAGCCGACACCGTCAACGCCAACGTCTGGAAGGTCGGTGATCGCGTCGCGGTCGAGATGGAGACCCGCTACGGCCGCGTTCACGCGCTCGCCCGCGACGGCTCGACCGTCGATATCAAGATGACCGACGGCCGCGTCTTTCGCATCGCCGCCACCTCGGCCTGTCTGCGGCGCCAACCATGAGCCCCCGGACAACCAAGCGCACCCCCCTCCACGTGGCGCGCACCTCGCGCAAGAAAGAAACCCGCTGTAGTTGCGGCGCGACCTTCGGCTCGCCCTTCGAGCTCCGCCGCCACCTCCGAATGCAGGGATGGCAGGAGGTGCGGCCATGACCCGGACGATTAGCGACATACGCCGCGAGACCGAGGCGATAGCGGCGGCGCGGCTCGCCTGGATTGTCGAGCTCTCCTCGCTCGCGACCGAGTACCAGCGCCGCGACTTCTCACGCGCCGACGACGCTAGCCCGAACGTCGCCGTCCATCATCACCTCTTCGACCTGGAGCTCGATCCGACGGCCGGAATCTGGGCGGTCGATGAGAGCCACGCGCACGAGATCGCGACGCAGTTGCAAGCGATTCTTCGCCACCTCCTCTCCGACGAGGATTTGGTCGTCTCGATTTCCCGCGACCCGCTCTGCGGGGTACGGTCGTGAGCTCCGCCGACTGGACGCCTTCCGACCAGGGCGACGCGAGCTCGGGCGATGCGACGCTCGAATGGGACGAGGCCTCCGTCGTGCTCTACGAGGTCGCGCTCGCGACCGGGCCGGCATGGTGGGAGAAGGCCTACCCGGGCGGCAAACCGGCCGGCCCGGCGAAGCTGGTTCGGCCTCTCTTCTACCCGGGCAATCCGTCCGCCAAGCCTCCCTCGCTCGACGGGCCCGACGTGCTCGCGGTCAAGCGCGCGGTTTGGCGCGGCGGCCGCTGGCCCGGCCCGGCCTCCTCGTTCGATGACTCTTTCTCGAAGATGTTCGCGCTCGGCCGCGGCGGCAACGTGGTCGATACCGGCCTCGCCGGATTCCAACGCCAAATGAAAATCCAGGCGACCGGCCAGATGGGCGATGAGACCTACCAGGCGCTCCGCTACGCGCACGTTCCCGAGGGTTTGCCGCACGCCGGCGAACCGCTGTTTGACGCGACGGCGGTCGAGCTCCTGCAGAAGGCGGCGAACCCGCCGCCGCCCGCGAACGCCGACGCCGTCCGCGACTTGATGGCCGACTACTGTCGGCGCACCATCGAGCACGCGGCCGCCTGGCACTACCGTCAGGCGCGGCCGATGGAGACGCTCGGCGTCAAGCCGGAGGCGGGCGGCTACAACGACTGTTCCGAGCACGCGACCGCGGTCTACTTCTGGGCCGGCGCCCCCGATCCGAACCACCGCGGATATGACGGCTACGGCTACACCGGGACGCTGATCAGTAACCCGGCGACCTTGGCGCCGTACAAAATCGGAGACCTCGCGATCTACGGCCCATCGACCGGCGCGAGCTCGCACGTAACCACCTGCTACGCCGCCGGCAACGATGCGACGGCGCGCTGGTGCTCGAACGGATCGGAGTCGGCACCCGTGTCGGTGAGCCTCTTCTACCGTGACGACCTCCTCGTCGTCGTCCGGCCCGGGGTTTCGTGATGGGAACCGCTGACCGCGTCCGCTTCACCATTGGACGGGCGGGCGTGTACGACCAAGCGCGGCGGCGTCGCGCCGTCCGTAAGGGGCGCGAGAGAGGCTGTTGGGTATACATACCGGCCGAGGAGCTCGCACGGACGCGGATCGGCGTCGGGGAGGCTCCGCCCTTCTATCGGACGTTCGGACGCGACGGCGGCGCTACGGTCGTCGTCGCGCTGTACGCCGAAGAATGAGTTACGGCTACGCCGACGCCGGCACCCTGACGCCACGGATGCGCGCGCTCGTCGCTCTGCTCGCCGGCGGCGCGACGACGCGCGAGGCGGCGGTCGAGCTCCACATCTCCTACGCGACCGCGCGGGCGGAGCTCGTCGTCGCGCGTGAGCGCACCCAATCGCGCACGACGGTCGAGCTCGTCGCCGTCGTCGTCAGGCGCGGCGACCTCTGACCGTGCTAAACATTTGCCCCGGGACGCTGGCGTCCATTCTGCGGTCGTCGCCGGCGTCCCTCTTCTCCTCTGATCGGAGGCGCCCACCGAAGGCGTGAGCTTGACAACCGTCCGCGAACGCGGCGCGGCTAGACCTCACGCGTGCTGTTGGGGGACGCGCGCGCCGGACACGTTCAGGCTTACGGCTATGTAGTCGCTAGGTCGGCGCCTGCCTGAGCTCGCGTCTAGCCGCCGAACGGACCCGCCCCACCGCGCGCGAGAGGCGGCGGCCGGGAGCATCGCGGCAATGCTCAACCGGCCGCGCACCCACACCATACGGCGCTTCGCGTCGAGCTCTCGGACAACGTCCGACCGTCGCGCTCGACGTTGTCCACAGGTCTCGCTACCGTCAACGGTGCGATGAGTTCGACGGCATCCCGCGCACACGGTCGCGCTTGGCGCGACCATGTCGCGCGCGTGATGCCTCTGCTTCGCTCGCGTGCCGACGATCTCTGCGAGCTCTGCGGTGGGCCCATCGACTTCGCCGCGCCTGCCCGCTCGCCGCTGTCTCCGAGCGTCGATCACGTGCACCCGGTGCACGCCGGCGGCGAGCTCCTCCCGCCGGCGGACGAGCTCCGCCTCGCCCACTACGGATGCAACGCGCGGCGTGGCAACCGCACCCGTGCGCGCTTCGGCCTGGCCCGCGCCGCGCCTGCGGTCGAGCTTCACGATCCGACCGAGGCGCGCGAGGTGGACTATGTCCCGCACGTTCGGCGGCGGCATGAGGAACGCGAGGCGATGCCGACTCTCTTCGATGACGTCGAGCTCGATAAAAGTTCTCGCGTTGAAAAGAAAACGGACGCGAAAATATTTCGCGACGGAAAACTTTCCGAAGAGTTTTCGTTTTTAAGCGACGACGCGAC